AGTTACGTTACGGCGATATGAATCCTTAATAGGAGCCTGATCGGGATGATCAAGAACAGGTGCCCACTTTTCCTGCAACTGCTCTTCTGTTAAAAAGTTAGTCATGATAGAATTACCTCTTTATTATTTCTTAAAAGTTAGGGGACTTGATAGAGCCTTAACGTAAGCGTTAATAGTCTCTGATGTCTTTTCATCGACCAACAATGGAGTGTCCATATTCACTGATACAGACTCATTCACTGTAGTCTTAGAAGGAAAGTAACTTTCCTTAATTGTCTTAATTTTAGTTACAAATGATTCTTCAGATTCAAATTCGACTTCTTCGCACAAACCAAGGAACTTCTCGAACTGTGAATCGGTTAGTTCTTCACCAACCATTTCGATGTTACGAAGCTTTCTTAGCTCAATAACTTCTGCTTCTAGTTCTGCTACCTTTTGAGTAGCTTCTTCTAGTTGTGATTCAGCAGTCTCAAGTCTCTCGATCTGCTCGTCAAGAATGTCAGCCTTCTCTTCTGGAATATCAACGTAATGGTCGTTAAACAATTTCTTAAGTCCATCAATAAATTCTTCTACCAAGTCTGCCTTAACTCCACGCTCAATGGCTAGTTGATTTTCTTTCACCCATTCCTCAACAATAGTATTGAGGTATCCATCTATCTTATCAACCAATTCCTCTTGAACGGAGGTAATTGCATCGTTTAACATCTCATTATATTGCTCTTCGAGCTGAGCAACTTGCTTCTTCACACCGTCAGCCAATGCAGCTTCAAAAATTGTAGTTGCTTTAGTACGGAATTCTTCTGATAGCTCTTCACCATTTAGAAGGGCATCAATATGTTCGGTTACAGGATCATCCTGTTCTTCGGATTCTTCTTCGGGCTCTTCAGTAGTATCATCATCTGAATCTTTATCTGTGCCCTCTTCTACTACAGGAGTTTCAGTCTCGTCCGTAGTTTCAGTCGTTTCTTCATCATCTACTTCTTCAATAGTTTCTTCAATCAATTCGTCCTCGGTAATAGGCTCGTCTGATTCAAGAAGCGCTTTAATCTGTGTGTCGAGACTCATTTAGTATCTCCTTAATGATTGTTAATTATTTATGTATGTTTAAGTTTTAACTCACACTTTATCTATCAATGAATTAAGAAATAGCTGGAACGCACGGATCTTTACATCTTCTGTCAGCTTATTCTTCTTGGCAAGCTCTACTACTCGCTCTTCCAAACGACCATCAGGAGTCATCACCCATTCTTTTGATTCAAGAATTCCATTAACCCATGCAGATGGTGCTGATGGATCTGCCACGATATCAACCGTGGAAATCATGAAGTCACTTTGAACTTCATTAAGACCGCTATCTCTTGGCTTTAGCGATCCCAAACCTCTTGAGGAAACTCCAAGCTTCACACCCTCATCAATAAGGTTCTTGGCAATTTTACCCATAGGCGTATCAAAAATTTTAGCCTTGCCATAAACATCGTTTTTCTCAAAAACTAAACGCTCAATATTATGAGAAACACGATCAAGATTAATTGAAGGACTATTTGGATGTCCAAGCTCACCCATAGCTCTTTTAGACGAAATATTCTCTTGAAATTTGCCGAGAGCTGCTTCCATAACACCGTAGGGGTAGATTCGCCCGTTTCGGTTTGGCGTTTCCGCCTGCATAAAAATACCTTCGATAAAATAGTTGCGAGTCTTGCCGTTGTTCTCAATGAGATATTCAACACTCTCAGTTAACTCTGAAATTAATCGCATTATAGTACACCTGGAGGATTAAGAGGAACATAACCATCAATCTTCTTTAACTCGAGGATGATAGTACCAGTACCACCCACAGTTGTCACTACAATACTTTGGGTGTTTTGTTGATCATCACCATAACCCGCATTAAATTCACCAGTACCAGCTAACTGATAAATGTTGACTGAATTTCGTGCAATCGTTGCTGTACTAGAAAGAGTCCAACCAACACGACCAATGTTTACTCTTTGTGTACCAGTGATAATCTGACCATACGTTGAAAGAACTGAATATTTTCCTGCTACTGTGGCTGCAGCTGCAACCTCATCTACTAGACGTTGGCGAGAATCAACAGTTACTGTTGCACCATCCACAAGAGCTACGATAAACGAACCATTGTTGTTTGTAGTTCCAGTGATTGTTAATGTATCACCAACTGCAACGCTGTCTGTTGCCCAACTTCCAGTTGTACGAACTATAGTCTTATCGGTTGCGTCAAATGTTAAATCACCAGTAGCAGTAATTGTTCTAGCAGCTGATAGCGGAATAGTATAACTATCAGCAGCAACATTGCCAACAATTTTGACAGTTACTCCGACGTTGTTGTTAGATAGAACTTTAAGTGTTGCTGCCATATATTATCCCTGCTTCAAAGGCTTTGATGTAAGTTTTGATGTTGCGGGCTTAGCTTTTGATGCCATAGCACGATTTGCATCATATTCACTGCGTGACTCTTTCTTCTTTGGGGTGTATCCAGCAGGAAGGGGAACCAATGAAAGCTCCTCTGACAGCGGGAAAATGTTCATAAACATTTCGGTTACTGTTTCTGCAGTTGAATCAATTGTCTCTTCGGAAAGTCCAGATACTGCATCATAAACCTCTTCAGCACGACGACTCAATACTCGTAATGCAAAAGGCTTAATAGCTTCGTTTAACTTGTCAAATTCAAAAGTATGGACTCTCATCTTGAGGGTGTCCATTACCTCTTCCTTATATTCTTCTAATAGAGAATGATACTTTTCGTTGTATCTAACAAGATGACGCTTTGATTCTTCAATTACATCTCCATCATCATCAAAATACCAATCATCCTCTTCTTGCTCAACAGGTTCACGCTCTTCTTCTGGAAGCTCATCCCAATTTTCATTTAGAGTTTCAATATCCTCGACAGCATTCGCAAATTTTCCAAGTGCTAGATAAACATCATCCTCAGACCAGTCTTCAGTCACATATTCATCTTTATTGAACATGTTGAATCCAACTTCATCTTTGATGGAATCAATTCTAGCAAGAATTTTTTCTTTCATTAATTCATCAAAAAGCTCTTTAACGCCATCCGCGTTACCATCAAGCATGTTTGAAAGTAATTTTTCTGTAGTCATTAGGGAACTCCCTGAAATTGTAATTGATCATTTGCATCTGCGTAAGGATCTTGTTGTTGATTTCCCTGTGAATCGGGCATTCCCTGATCCTGTCCTGGTGGCATCATCTGTTGCATCATTGGATTTACAAAACCATTTCTTTGGTCTTCATCCATCTGCTTTTCCATTTCTTTAATTTCTTCGTCTGTCAATTGTAGCACATTCTTCTTAATCCATTCAGAGCTAAAGTAGCGTCCGACATATGGATCAATAGCTTGCAACAACATTAAACGAGAATTCCAAAGATCCTGATTCTTCAGTTCTGAGAAATAATTATCTTTCTGGAATCTGAACAGAACTTTCTCTTTAATATCATCCCATTCATCATCTGGAATAATGTTCTTGAGAATTAATTGTGTACGAAGAAGATCGAAGAATAATTCAGTGAATCTACGGCGAAGTTTGCCAATAAACTTCTGAAACTTTACTTCATCTCTAGTAATTTCTGTACTTCTTCCAAGACTAAATCCAGTCTCTGGTAACATTCTTGAAATTGGAACATTCATAGCTTGATATAGCTTTTTCTGGAAGTAAATAACGTCTTCCATTTGTCCCAAATTCTGTCCTGCTGGCAATGTTGTGATTTCTGTTCCTTTACCACCTTCACGTCGTGGCATCCAGAAGTCTTCCAACATACTCATATACTTCTTATCATCACGAATTTCACCAGTCTTACCATCATAAACCAACTTATTTCTATAGTTGTTCATGATGTCTTTTACATACTGTTCTGCCTTAGCCTTTGGAAGGTTACCGACGTCAATGTAAAAAATTCTGCGCTCTGGTGCGCGACTCAAACGATAGATAACAACTGCATCTTCCAACATATGTAGCTGATTTGCTGGACGAATAGCTTTCTGCAAATAGCTTAATACATTACCCGTATTTCCGTCCACATATCCTGACGGAACATATACAACTGAATCTAACGATAATTTAACACCTTGTACTGTTCCCTGAACTTGCATATTATTGGGACCAGTTGAAGTTGCTCCAAATCCATTTTCAGAATATACATAGTATTCTTCGATTGACTTAACAACTTCGACACCTTCGGGCGTCTTATCTTTCTTTATTTCAACAACCTTACGAATCTTAGTACATTCAATTGGTCTTAGTTCTTGAATACCCAATTTAGGTTGATTCTTATCAACTAGAACATTGAAATATAAACGACCATCTACATACCAACGACGAAAAAGATCTGCA